AATATATTTATCCATAATAATAATGAAATTAAGGGTTAATAATAACTACAAAGATACAACAAATATCCCTAGGTGTTTTTAGCTAATTCTTTAAGATGTTTAAAGGATTCAATACCTTCATCACTTTGAAAAAAAGATACCGCCATATATAAAGGCTCTTCTCCGTAAGGTACATTCATTAGTTTCTTTTTATTAGAAGCTGTATTGTACCAGATTTCTTTATCTTTATTTCTTAAAGAAAGTAAGCCTTTATCAAAAAATCCTTGCACTGTAGCGTTAAGCTTGAGCGAAGGGTCTTTTAGTAAAGTCATAAAGTCTTGTGGATTGTTTTTAGCAAACATTAAAATGTCACGTTTTAGCTCTTCGAGTGATACCCGTGAAAACGTCTTTTTGAAATAAAACCCCTAGACACATTCTCAACTTGATCTGGCTCTAATTGCCTAGCTTCTATAAGAGCGTCAACTTCAAGGTTAAAACTTTGTACAATTTGTTCAGCTTCTTTAGCTTTATTTATTTCAACAAAAGTTCTCCCATTGCCAGGGTGAAGATCTAAAAACCTTTTGTAATACTTGATTGGTTTTATCAACCGTTAAAAAACCATCTTCAAAAATAATAGGCTCTAAAATAGCTGTCTCGTCTTGTTCGTCTTGAAACGGACTTTTTTGATTTCGTGCATACCTTAAAGGTTTATTTACACCAGTGGCTTCATCAAAATAAAGTAAAGGATATCTTTGGGTGTGTCGCGACGCTAAGATAAGGGATAGCGGAGCGTTTTCTCTAGTTAGTCTATATGACTTTGATTTAAAAGTTTTTGTGCTTTTCATAATATTTTAATTTAATTTAATTTATAATTTATAAAAAAGGGGGCGATTAAACCCCCTTTAATAAAGTAATCTACTATTCTTGGAAGATAAAGAAGTTGTTTGCACCTAAAGTACATACAGCTCTTTCAGACAAGAAATTAACTTGCATGTTATCTATATCGCTAGTTCTTGCACCTCCGGCAGAACCAGTGATCCAAGTTTTNTAACGTCTGTCTTCTGTTTCAGAAGCTCTATATCTAACATGTAAGAAAGGTCTCTTAGCGTTTTTACCAAGAATTTGGTCATAAACACTAGTAGAACCAGCTGGTACAAGTAGTCCGTTAATACGTCCTGAACCTGCTCCTGTTGGTAAACCACCTCTCATTGTTGGGTCGTTTAGATATTTCCAATCAGTTTTGTAGAAGTCATAACCTCTTCTGAATCCAGAGAATCCAAGATTTAAAGCCATTTCTTCATCATTGTCAAATAAACCATAAGAAGTACCACCAACTCCATAAGAGTTTTGTGCAGCTAACATATCGTCTATATCAAAACCAAATTGTCTATCTAGGAAGATAACATTTTCTTCGATTGATCCTTGCTTATCTAATCTGCTGATAATAGAATCAAAGTCAGCTAGGGTTGTTGGATTTCCACCATCCCAAATGTTTCCTCTTTGTTGTACTGAATAGAATATACCGTCTGATCCTGCAGTTCCTGCAGTTCCTGCTATACCAAGGGCGCTAATAGCACCTGAACCAACTTCGGCTGGTACAGCTTCGATCATTGCAGTTTCTAAATAATCATCAAATCTAAGTCTTGTTTCATGCTCAGATTTTAAATACCATAGGTATCCAGTTGCTCCGTCTTCTGTAGTAATTTCTACCCATCCAATTTGCGCCATATCAGATCCAGATACAGTATAAGTATCTTTAATGATAATCGGCTTGTTGTCAAAGATAAAGTCTTCAGATTCTAAAGAACCAACCATTCCTGCTGTTCCTTTTCTAAATTCAGATCCGTAAATAAACACAGTAAGGTTAGTGTCTGTAGCGGCAGCTGCGCCACCTGTATTACCTACATAACCTCCAGCTTCGTAAAAAGACGCTGTGAATTCACCTGCTCCACCACCAGCTGCATTAACTGCAGTGACGACAGCTTTGTTAATTCCTGATCCGTCATTTTGTACGATTGCTACTGTTTGTCCAATTCTTACAACCTGCTCTGCAGTTGTAGGGACAAGTGTGTCGTTAATTCTAAATGTACCAGTTGTAGCTGCGTTTGCCGCTGCTGATCCAACTGATGTATATTTTGTGTGTAATCTACCTTGCTCTGCCCATTTAATAAGGTCAGAGTTAGTAGGCATCTCCGCTCCTACCATTCGTAAGAAAGAAGATATAGTTCTGTTCCCATAACGCTCAAATTCTTTTTCATAAGTATCAGGTAGATACTGATTCAAAAAGTCAAAGTTAGTTATATAGTTTTCCGTTGTAGGAGTTCTTTCTGAACTCGGTGTTAACGCAAAAGTAGGGATTGCATTTACTGCTCCTGCCATAATTTCTAATTTTTAATTTTTATATTTTTTTAATACTCTTAATTTTTAGCCCTCGACTCGATGGTTGAGACACTGATTTTACTTGCAGCCCTCCTTTAGTAGCAACTTGAGGTGCGGTGCGCTCACTCATATCAACATTCTTAGTTTTGCGCATTACATTTTCCGTCGCTTGAGATTGGCCTTGTTCAAAAAAGAACTGAGCAAATCTCTCAGGATTCATTGCAATAGCTAAAGACCTATGGTANCCTTCTGCGTCAGNTAAAAGTCCATTAGAATCCAAATATTTATTTACAAAATTCATTGGNGTCTCTTGAGCTTTTTTTAACTCAGCGCTANTTNCAGGGGAATAAACTATGTCAGTGTCGTTAACCTTAAATTTAAAACCTTTAAATTCAGGGCNGAAAACTTCATTGCTTTTCTGAACAAACCACTCACTTCGTTTGACTGATTCCTCTTGCTGGTTTTTAGCTTCACTTAAATATTGCCTATAAGCTTGAACTTCTTGATTAGCAGTAGCAGAACTTTCTCTTGACTCAAGAGGCTGTTTATACAGCTCCTGTTGTTGTGTAAAGAATTTTTTCGCTTTGGCAATTTCTTTTTTCTTTGCTAATTTATTTTTCTTAACTACCGAGGGTTCATCCACCTCTTCATCATAGGTAAAATCCTCCATCATTAATGAGATATCCTCCGGGTCTAGCCCTTCTTCTGTAATAGAATAATATTCTCTTAGCAAAGAATCGCCGTCAAGATTAGAATAATCCTTTTGTAATTTAACGTAATCATCTAATCCACGGCCTGTTTCTTTTTTATACTTAAAATAAGCAGCAACATCACTAGGTAAAGGTTCAGCTTCTTCTCGTTCTGCCGTTAACTCTTCTAGTGAGTTTATTTGCTTACCGTATCGTTTTCCAATATATGAAAGAACGTCCTCTTCATTTAACTCCGAAGGCTCTACAGCTTGTTCTGTTGCCTCTACTACAGGAGTCTGTTCTGTTTTGTTTTCTTCTGGTTGCACTTGAGCTTCTGCGGGAGAATCCTCTACTTTAGCTATCTCAACCTTTTCAGTTGGTTCTTCTTTTTCTGCGCTTGCTTGTTTTTCTTCATGTTTATCAAGCAATTCTTGTTCCACTTGCTGAGTTGATTTACTATCAACTTCAGACATTTCTCTTACTTTTATTTCCATTAGATTAAATTTTTACAAAGTTAAACAAAATATAAACATACTTTTACCTAGGTTCAAACTCAGCTAAGTCAAATCCATCAAGCGAATCCTCATTAGATTCAAAGTTTTGAGGGGGTAAATTATTTTTACGCTGAGTAATAAGTTTTGACTGTTCTGTATTTTGCTGACTGATTCTTTCACTCTTGCTTTTTTCCCTTGCTTGCTCTCTACTAGCTAAGGCTTGACCATCTATATTGCGAAGTTGTAAGTTATATTGAAACTCTTGTTGCATTAATTGAGATTTTAACTGAGCTTCACTTTTATTGCGCTCTATTTCAAAAGCAATTTCCGCTTGTTTATATTGCATTTTAGATTGAGTTTCTGCGTCAATTTTTTGTAATGCTGCTTGAGAAGCTATCTCTTGAGATTTAAATTGCTGTTGCGCAATCATTGCTTGCTTTTGCATTTCTCTTTGCTCATCTTGCTCTTGTTTAGCTTTTCTTTTTACCTTCAAAAGTTGATTAGCAAGCTTAAGATTTCTTATCTCTCTAATATCAATTGCATCCTCAAGATTAATATCCCCTTTAGATAAAGCCATTTGTATGTTTTGCTCTAACATAGCTTGTTGCTCTTCATCTGGAGATAACTCAATAAACACCCCAAAGTCGTATATATATAAATCAGATATTTCTTTAAGTATACTTACATTGTATTTTCCTATTTTGTTTATAAAGTCATCTTTAAAATCAGCATATTCTAATACGTCAGCTACTCTATATGTCAAAGCCTCTGCTAATGTGCGATATATGTAAAGACTTCCGTCTAATATATGGCGCGTAGCGGTGTTTGAATTTAAAGCAGCTAATTTTTGTACCCCTACTAAAGCATCAGGNCTAGGTGTAGATCCGTCTCTGGCTTCATTTAAGCCCGTTACAGCCCTCATCATGTCTAAGTAGTGGTTATAGTTAGCTATGAGCATTTGTGTCTTAGAAGCGCCCGAATTGCTTGTGAGCTGCTGTATAGGAACTTTACCTTGGTTGTAATCCCCTTCTTGAGTATAACTTCTACCGATAACACTACCTGTTTGAAAGTACAGTCTTAGAGCATCCTCGGGGTTATATCCTTGTCCTGTCCCTAAATCTACTTCATTGAGTCCATCTGCATCTATATACACACCATCAGGTACTGTTCGTGCTATTACTTGCTGAAGCTTTAAATGGGTCATTTGTATTAAATCAGCAAAAGGAATCATTCGTCTAACTAGCGACTCTATAACTCCTTTGTACATTCTAGGGGCAACCGCTACATAATTAGGCAAAGCGTGTTGAGAACTAGACTTAGGTCTAA